TAATAAAGTTGCTGAAGATGTAAATCCTACTGTACATAAAGCAATACGAAGAATGGTCACTAGAAAACCTACATCATATCAAGCAGTCTCATGGATAAAAAGAGAACTACAAAAGAAAAAAAGGTAAGATACTTTCACGAAGTAATTGAAGAAGATGAAAAGATACTAGCGGTAGGTCTTAAACAAAGTAGGTTACATAAAAAAGAAAGATTAGATAGAGAAAAAAATGGGCAAACTAATAAAATTTCCAGCACATAGAGTCGTTTATAATAACGAACCTATAAGACCTGAACTATCAGAGGAAGAAGCAAGACAAATAAAAGAAGATAAGTTTGTTGAGCAGATAACTGAAAGTTTAATCTTAGATATCATTCATGTGCTTCAAGAAAATGTTGTTGACACAAAAACAGATGTCTTTTTAAGAGATTTAGCAATAGTGATTGAATCCATTAAAGGTTTATTAAAAAGAGACTTTGGTAGAGAACATCCAATGCAGACTATTTCTGATTCCATTGCCAAAATTCATACACTAAAAGATGGGAGAAAAGTTACCGATATTAATTATGCTAATCTTATCACTAAACATAAAAAAGAATCCAAACAAAAACAAGAGGAAAGACAACAAGAGCTAGATATACAATTTGATCCAGATATTAAACTGGATTAATGCTTGACATTAGGTTAATAACCTGATATAATATTATTATGACATACAAAGAGAAGTTAGACGATAAAATCAAAGCACTAAATTCTACCAGAGTATTTAAAAAGATTACCCCTAAATTCGACTTATCATGGTATGTCAAATGGGTTGCAAGTGTATTCATACTTCTTGCAGTTTGTTTTAGGGCAGCTGGTGGTTTTCATACATTTGATTTATATTTTAGTTTTATAGGAACATTAGGTTGGTTTTGGGTAGGATATCTATGGCATGATAGGGCATTGATATTATTAAATGGTGCCTTAGCAACTTTATTGTTTACAGGAATATTAAAGGTGTTTATACAATGATTATAGTTGACATAAATCAAATAATGATATCGAACCTAATGGTTCAAATTAGTGGTAGAAATGCAGTTGAATTAAATGAGGACCTTGTTAGACACATGGTTCTAAATTCACTTCGTGCCCACAATAAAAAATTTAGAAAAGAATATGGTGAAATGGTTATCGCCTGTGATAGTAAGAATGTATGGAGACGAGAGATATTTCCTAATTACAAGGCAGGTAGAAAAGCAAATAGAGCAAAATCTGAACATGATTGGGATGCTATATTCTCTATGTTACACAATATTAAAAATGAGATTAAAACATTTTTACCATACAAAGTAATTGAAATTGAAACAGCAGAAGCTGATGACATAATTGCTACACTAATAAAAAAAAATAAAAGAGTTATTGCACCTGAACATAAAAAGAATGTATTGATATTATCTGGTGATAAAGATTTTATACAGCTGCATGATAAAAATGTCAAACAATACAATCCTGTTTTAAATAAATTTGTAGGTAAAGGTGAAGAGCCAAGTCTATATATTAAAGAGCACATATTAAAAGGTGACCGAAGTGATGGTATACCAAATGTATTATCAGACGATAATGTCTTTGTTGAAGGTAGAAGGCAAAGACCTCTAAGTAAAAAAAAGATAAATAGTTGGGTAGAGGAAGTTTTTATGACCTTTACCGAAGAAGAACAAAAGAATTACGACCGAAATCGAAAACTAATTGATTTAAGTTGTATACCTCATGAACTTGAGGAGAAAATTAATAATGAGTTTTTGAATGTCAAAGTAGCAAGTAGAGATAAAATACTCGGTTACTTTATAAACAAAAAACTTAAAACTTTAATCGAAGTCATAGACGAATTTTAGACTTCGAAAGAACTGTTAAGGAGAAAACAATGGTTATAATAAGAAGAAACCCAGATGGCTCAATCGCAAGTCAAGAAGGCTTACCACAAGAGCCAACACAATCACACCCAGCATTAGCAAATAGAAGAGGAATGCAAGCAATGGCAGACGCTGGCAGAGCTGTACCGCCTCTAATGAGTGAGATTGCAACTAAAATAAACAATGCAAAAGATAAACCTAGAAAACTAAAAGTATTAAAAGACCACGATTCAGTAGCTTTAAGACAAGTTTTAAAAGGTGCTTTTGATCCAAAGATTGAATGGTTATTACCACAAGGTGATGTGCCATATGAAGTAAATGACGCTCCTGTAGGAACAGAGCATACTGTTTTACAACAAGAAGCAAAAAGATTATATCTTTTCACAAAAGGTGGCGACAATACTTTATCTAATAATAAAAGAGAAACACTTTTTATTCAAATGTTAGAAGGTCTATCTGCTGAGGAGGCAGAGTTTTTAGTAGCAGTTGTAAACAAAAAAGTCAACAACAAATACAAAGGCTTTACTGGCAATCTAGTCAAAGAAGCATTTGGTTGGAATGACGATTTTATGAAAAAAGAGTAGTTTTAACCCTCTAAAACCCTTATTTTTCAATACTTTAAGACGACTATAAAGTGTTGATTTATAAGGGTTTTTTTATGTGGAATAATCTACAAAAACGCAGAAAACAAGGGTTTTTTAGTCCATTTTTATTGGAATAATGCTTGCAATATATGTCTTTTTAGTGTATTATATAAGTATAATAACAAAAAAGAAAGACTATATTATGAATAAACAACTACAAAAAATACTAAACAAACATCAAGAGTGGGATTCTGTCGCAACTCTTTATGAAAATATGTTTGATAAACAGATTGCTTTTTATTATACAAAAGATAATGAAGTTGCAATTATGAAAAAAATTGATATCAAACATTTACAGTTTGTTAAAAATCTTATCAAAAAATTTAAACTAAAATTAAGAATTAGATATCGTGGCCCATCCACCGATACTTATAAAAGAAATCCGTCTTTTATGCACATGAACAATGCAACAAGTTTTGCTGTATATGAAAGATAGTAATATGTATTGTATGGTTTCTTTTGCTGACAAAAATGGCAAATCACATGGTGACCACCCACAAATATTAGAGATACAAGGTATCACTTGGTTTGAAACCGAGGACCTTGCATTTAAATATTATATGTTTTTAAAACCTGAATTGAGAGATAATGACCATGTTTTTCCTATGTTAGAGGAAAACTTATCTTGGCATTTTGATATCAATTCAGATTATATAAAAGACATGAAATATAATAAAACAAGATTAATCAGTAATGCACCTGAATCAGGTGTAACTGTTTATAACTAAATAATAACGAAAGGCTACATTTTGAAATTAAATAGATACGAAAAAAAGATACTAAAAGGAATTATAGATAACCGTAAAGGTATCTATGAAACACCTAAACGAATTAGGGCTCAATATAAACCTTGTAAAGAGTGGGATGCTGCTCTTTCTTTGTTTATGAAAAAACTCATTTATGCTGAAGGCACAAGTGAGATAGGATCGGGCGGTATGTTCGAAGGTCCTGCTACACCTGAACCAATGTTTAGATGGTTCACTTGTAGATTACATAAACCCTATGCAACAAAAAGGGAGTTAAAAAAGTTAATATGAAATACTTTACAACAATCTTAACAATTTTAGGTATATACTTATTTGTATATGCCTGTTCAGAGAAACCATGCACAGACGATGGCTGTCCTGGTTATAATAAACTAACAATACCAGAACCTTTAGAAGATATTAGAGGTAAACTTGATATAGAAGAATGGATTGAAAATCCTGCTATTAAAACTGTAAGTTATCAACCAATTAATTTAGAGTACGGTGTTCATAAGGTAATTGAAAAAACACATAGACTACCTCAGATTGACACATCATCAAAAGATAATTTTGTACAATCATTGAATGGTTGTATTAACTATCTTTATCAGAATATAGAACCTGAGTATCAAATACCTAACGAATTAATTATTGCTCAAGCAGTTATAGAAACTGGTTGGGGTACTTCTAGATTTGCAAATGAAGGTAATAATCTGTTTGGTATTAGAACATGGAATAAAGAAGTGCCATATTTACTACCCATACCTTGGACTAAGTGGCCTGGGTGGGGTGTAAAAATGTATAGTAGTAAATGTGAAAGTGTTGTTGACTATTTACATATATTAAACAATGTTCACGCCTTTGAAGAACTAAGAATAGCAAGAGCAAACGGTGTCAATGACGCATTAGAATTGGCAAACTATCTAGACAAATATGCTAGTAAACCTACATATGTTGAACTAGTGAAAGAAATAATACAATATAATATAAGAGGTGTTTATGAACTATAATATGGAACTATTTTGGCGAAGAGCCGCAAACTTATGGAAAGCACATCAAAGTGCTGAAGATCCAGATTTCAAAAGAATATGGATGGATAAACTACAATCCCTTATGCAGGGAATCAAAGGGGTTGACAAAAAAGAATTAAACTGATATAATACTAACATGAATATATTTTATTTACATAATGATACAAAGGTGTGTGCTGAACTTCATGTTGATAAGCATGTGGTTAAAATGATTGTAGAATATGCTCAATTATTATCTACAGCGAAACGAATGATTGACGGCATTAAATACGAAGCAAAATCTAAAACAGGCAGACG